GTGTTATTGATACACCTGGTGACCTAAACTTTGTTATTACCAAGGTTTGTCTTGAATATTTGGAGAATAAGAGCGAGAGTTATCAGGCCTATAATGACATTGTTGGCGCTCTAGAGTGCTGCAAACTTGAGATGTATCGTCGAGCCGTTGCTCCATATGAAGAGCTAAAAATAGCTGAAAATGGCGACCTCTACACATAAATATAAACATGAATAGTGATGTTTATATAAAAAAACGGTCTGCCGAACATATAGAAAAAATAAGACAAGGCCTTATAAAAGCGCACGCTGACGGTAAATTTGCAACTGCAAACAACAGCATAGCGTTAAAAACGGCTTGGGCTTCTGGCGCTTTTGATAGTAGAGATCAAACATATAGAGATGATCCTTTATATAAAAAGCAGATATCTGAAAAGTTAAAAAAACACTGGCGTGATGGTGTATTTAGTGAAACGAGAAATAATAAAATTAGTAAGGCACTTAGAGGCAAACCTAAACCCTGGCTTCAAAAAGAACCTTTTGCGAAGACATGTAAATTATGCGATAAAAACTTTACAACAAAGAAGATACGACAGGTTTTTTGTTCGAGGAGCTGTGCTACCAAGCATACAGCGAGAAACAAAATAATAAATCATGAAAAGGAACAACTAAGACGACAGAGAATTAGTAATTCACTTAAAGGTCGCATACCAAAAAATTTAAAAGAACGCATCAAAGCAAATAATTCTTACAAACAAAATGATATGTATAAAATTATAAAGGAGTACTTCCCCGACGCTATTGCAAACTACTATATTAAAACTAAGAATACGAAGAGGTGGTTAGATGTTGCGGTTCCATCTCGTCTTATAGATTTTGAATACGACGGTAAGGTGCATCTAATGAAGAGCGTGCAAGAAAATGATAAAAAACGCACCATTGAGCTTGAAGAGATCGGTTGGAAAGTTATACGCTTTAATAGAGAAAACTTTGATACACTACGCGCAGTACTTGAAAACCTTAAAGTAATTTAAAAGTAATTCTTGCAACATTAATTACCGCATCTAATATGAATTTTATGAAACGAAAGGAGGTGAAATAACAATGATCGACTACACAAACAAGAATCTCCGTCCTAAGACGTTCTTCGTCAAGATGGAGCGTAACCGCGATGGTAGCTTTACCGTCAAGCGCGCCAAGGTCCTCGAGAAGACCAATCAGTTCGAGCGCAGCATCAAGCAGATCGATTGCCGCGATTTTACAGCAGCAATCAAGCGCAATCCAATTACAGTAGCCTAATACTATAATATTGCAAATTAAGCCGGTGATTAGCTTGTGAATAGTTAATCACCGGTTTTTCTTTATTCCACCTTTTTTTATATTTTCAAGACCCCAAAAAGGTCGAAGATTTGTATAATGAAAACATTTTTTTTGTTGATTAATGTCTGATAAATCAAATGCACTACAAGGCATAATGTGCTCAAAGTGCCATTTAGGTGGTTCATTAACTCTGTATATGCCATGATTTTCCCAAGTCATATCAGGTAAAAATTGCTGTTCAATATGGTATTTAAAATCTTCAATTGTACAACCAAGCAAATTTATTGCACTTATAGTTTTTTTAACATTGCCTTTTTTAAGTAATAATAATAGTCTATTTCGAAGATTGTGTCTTATTTTATCTTGCAATGTAAATTTACGCTTAGGTCTCAATCCTTGTTTTATTTCTTGTGTGCGAATACGACAACCTTCACGATCTTTTTGACGTACTCTTTTATAAACGATTGGATCTGAATAATAACGTTCAAGTCTCTGTTTTATTATTTCCTTATTTTTTATTTGATACTCTTTACTTCTTTCAAGTAATTTTTGTCTGTGTTTTAAATAGTATAATTGCTGCCTTGAAAGTTGTTCTTTATTATCGTTCATATACATTTATTTACAATGTAACCGTGATTTTACTATTGCCTTTCCTTAATATTTTTATTACTATTGTCTCTATGAATGCCGCAGAAATTAACGCTAGATTTAAGAAAAGTATTGCCGGTGACCCATCTGTTCTGACCTGTATTGTTACAGGAAGGACACGACCTACTAACAGTGCATATTTGGAAGAGAAGGCTAAGAAAATTGGCTCCAAAGAAGAGTTTATTAAACATTATATTTGTAGAGATGCACTTACTCTATTAAAGAGTGGTCATTCGGTGATGGAAGTACGTCAATTACTCGATGTCGGTCAAAATACCACCTATCCGCTTGATGCAACAATTCAGCGAGCCCTTGAAATAAACGGAAAATAAGCTTGTAGTCCATTTTGAATTCCAATATACTGATAGTATGAAAATTAACCTACAGAGTACGTCGTTTACAGCAGTCAAAGATGTTCAGATTCCTGATATCTATAACCGTCGAGTCAAGTCTGATATTCCAGAGGTTGACGATATGTTCGGCGGTGGTATGCTTCCAGGGTCGGTAACGACGATCTCATCGAAGGCTGGTGTCGGTAAGTCAACGATGGTTCTTCAGATTCTTAACGGAATGACGAAGAACGGTCATAAGGTCGGATTTGTATCGGCAGAGGAGTCTATTCATCAGGTTGCCTTTGCCTGTAAGCGTCTTGGTATTGAAGATGTCGGTATTTGTAACGAGTCTAATGCTAAGAGGATCATCAGTCTTATGAATGACGTTGATGTCATTGTCATTGATTCGTTCCACGCTGTAGATAAGAGTGGTATGGAGGAGAAGGAGTTTATTGAGACTCTTATCAACCACGCTAAGGAGACTGAGTGTGTTGTACTGGTTATCTGTCATTTGACTAAAGGTGGTGTCATTAAGGGTACGAATCTCTTGACGTATGCTGTTGATGTCAATATCTTTGTAGAGATTTCGGATGAGGATCCTGGTCTTCGCCGGATTTATTTTACGAAGAATCGCTTCGGTCCCGGTATTGACTACACCTGTGCGTTTACTAGTCGTGGATATGACTTTACTGCTGTTAAGGCTACAGAGAATGCCTCGAGTAAGAGTAAGAAGGCTGACAGGAAGGAAGAGGCACGTAAGCAGATTCTTAGCATGGAGGGTAAGATCTCTGTTGCTGATGTTTGCACGGCTTTGAATGTCGATGCCTCCCGTGCTGGATGGCTCCTCCGAGAGCTTACTACCGAAGGTAAGCTTACGAAGAATAATCTCCGTGGAAATAAGTGCCGTTGGAGGGTAAATAAAGTCGAAGCAATTATCACTAAACACTAAAAACTATGGCTGGCAAGGGGTCAAAATCACGCGTAAGCGATCAGAAAAAATATAAGGATAACTTTCCAAAAGTTACCGGTAAAGTCGAAGGCTTTGTTAAGGTAAAAGGAAAGCTTGTAAAGAAATATTGAGAAGCTATACTCAATAATATGACACCGGAAAAAATCCAAGCACGGAATCATAAGCTTCGTTGTGATTTCTCTGACTACGCAAATTACGAAAAGTCTTTTGAACGTAAGCTTAGAGACTTTATGGACGATAAATTCGGTATTCGTAGTGTATGGGATATTCTTCCTTTTAGATGGAAAATGCATTACTACGATAACATTCGACCAATTTTTGCACCACAGAATAAGCGTTATCGTAAAGCAATTCCGCGCACATGGGTTGATACATCACATCTTATTGAGATTGTAAATTTTGAATTTATTAAAGGGTTTTATGAAGGTGAATATCTTCACGGTCATACAGATTGGGAAGGTACGGGTGAGCATGCTGTAGAATTTGCTAAATGGCTTGAATCTGCTTACGATTATATTACAATTGAGCGACCACAGCTTGAGAAAGACATGGATAATGCATATCCACCTCTTCGACCGATGGAAGAATGGTTTGAAGAGACAGATGAAACACACAATGGTAAAAAACTTTTTAAGATGAAAGAACGTACAGAATCTTATGAAGAGCTTTACGGTGAAGTAAATCGTCTAGAGCAACTTATTCAAGATAAAGATAGTGAAATCCTAACACAGCTTGTTAAATATCGTCACTTCTTTTGGAGTTAATTTAAAATGGGTAGATACCGAAGCGGTCAAACGGGGGAGACTGTAAATCTCTTGGCTATAGCCTTCGTAGGTTCGAATCCTGCTCTGCCCACCATTTTTATAAAAGGAGAATAAATATTTAGTGCCATGTCTCTCCTCGATAATACACCGCAATACAATACCGCACCTAAAATTGATCGTAATATCATTAAATGGAGTGGATATTATGAAACATCAGAGCAGGCTCAAGAATACCTAGAAAGTCAAACCAAGCAATTCGCTCTTACAGAGAATAAGCTTGTCGTAAGCTCAAAAAAGGAACTCGTAAATAGACATTTTAAGGGATTTTTCCTTTATCGATTTTGTGTAATTTTAGCAGAAAAAAAATAATGAACTTTAAGAAAATATTTGAAGCTCTCTTAACAGAGACAAAAGCCAAACACTCAAAACAAGAAGCTGGATATGTAGCTCATACAGTGAAAGGTCAAAGATGTGATACATGTACAATGTGGAGGCCACCGAATAAGTGTTCAGCTGTCGCTGGAGATATCAAACCAAATGCATGGTGTAAATGGTGGAAGAGAACACATAGAAAGGATCGAAAATAATGAAAGTCTTCTTGGACATGGATGGTTTACTTGCTGATTTGTTTAGTGCTATTAGTTTTAAGCTTTATAGGAAGCAGTATAAACAGCTAACACCTGAAGAAAAGACTACAGCAAAAAAGATTTGGTATGATAGAGATCATTTTATTGATAATTTTGGTGATGTAGAAGAGTTTTTTGCAACATTACCACTCTTTGGTAAGAACGGTGAATTGACAAAAGAGATTATTAATGTTGTTGTGAAGGAATTTGGTGGATATAATATTTGTTCACACCCTGCTGGCATTGATTCTAAAGCGTCAGAAAACGGTAAACGTATTTGGATACATAAACACTTAAATCCATTGCCTGATGAAATGTATTTTCCACAGAGTAAAGCTCAATACGCTACAACAGACGGTAAACCGAATATACTTATTGATGACTTTCCACCGTATATAAAAGCTTGGAGAGATGCCGGTGGTATTGCTATAGAAATGCGTACTGATAGTTTTAATAATGTACAACAAGTTAAGAATTTTCTTACAACTGAACTTAATAAAGCTAAAGAGCAGACTGATAATGCATCTATTACTGAATCTGCTTTCGACGCCTTTGTAAAAAAGGTGTTGCTTTCTTTATAATTGCTGTCATAATTATTAATACAAAAAATGAGCATGTTTGATACAATCTTGGTTAAGAAAGCACTACCGCTTAATAAAGAGCTTAAAGTTCTTAAAGATTTTGAGTGGGATAAGTTTGACTTTCAAACTAAAGACTTAGAGAACCTTATGTCCACATACGAAATTACTAAGACCGGTAAGCTTCGTTATCTTAAGGTAACTCGTGAATGGGTTGATGATGAA